CGATGTCCCCGGACAGGTCGTAGCCGCCGGAGTAGAAGTTGTCGCCGAGCCCGCCAGTCTTCGTCATCACTCCGCCTGATCCCACGCATCGTTGACGATCACGGGCAGCGTGATCGTCATGACCCTGTAGAGCTTCTGGTCCTGGTTGAGGTAGCCGGCCTTGGCTTGCAGCGGGGCGCCGTCGGAGCCGAGAAGGTCCACCTCGCGGGCGTTACCGCCGAGCGTGAAGTCACTGCTGTAGGCGTCGAACAGGGCGCTCACGGCCCGCAGCATCGCCGGATCGATCGCGTCCTGCGGCTCCTGCAGCATGCTGGTGTACAGCCGCACGTTGAGGACCACCACCGCAGACGTCGAGGACAGGCCAGAGGACTGCACGGAGCGGACGGAATCCGCCCACACCGCGGCTGACAGGCCGTTGCCGGGGGCGTTCTTCGGCTCGTGCCCGTTGACGCGGTCGAAGTATCCGGAGGCTAGGGCGTGCGACATGACGACATCGACGATCTCGTCCACGGCGAGGGCCATCAGAGCCTCCCCTGGACGCGTGCGAAGATCGCAGCGAACGTCCGGTCGGCGCGCTTCTCGACCCGCTCGGCGACCCGCCGGAACGTCGCGTAGCCCTTGAAGCGGGTCGAGTCGTTTCGGCTGCTGATCCCTTCCAGCCACGGCCCGTAGACAACACCGCCGTCCGTGATGGAGAAGCTGTCGGCGGACGCCCGCTCGACGCGGACCTGCGACTCGTAGTAGCCGGTGGGGGCCCGCAGTACCTGGTTGAGGACACGGTGGACCTCGGCGTCCGCCCACTGGGCGACCTCCTCGCCACCCTCTTGCGTGTACCGCTCCACCAGCGCGCTGGACACGCCGCTGAACAGCGGCCCGGACGCGATGACTGTGACCTCCATCAGACCCCCCTGATCCGGGCCTTGCGGCCGTGCGACGTGTACGTCTTGTCCCGCAGGTCCTCGATGCTGGTGCCGTACTGGGTCTTGGCGATCTGACCGCCACCGACCTGCCGGGCCCCCGAGCCGACGCCCGTCGTCCGGGCGTAGCCGGAGGCCTCCTGCAGTAGGTCTACAAGCGCCTCAGCGATGGACAGGGAACGCACCGGGGCCGGGGCCTGCCACCGCTGGATGGCAGCCCCCGGGGCGATCGTCGCGGCGGTCGTACCGAGTGCGCCCCGGATGACCGTGAGGCGCCGGCTCGCATAGATGCCGGCCATCGCCGCGTGTGCGGCCAGTGTCGAGCCGTCCCAGGCGCGCCGCACCACCAGCGTGTTCCCCGCGATGTCGTCGATGCGCATCCGCTCCGCACCGAGCAGCAGCACCTCGCCCACCGTGAAGGCCGTGCCGTCGGTGACGGTCAGGGCCTGGTCGTTCTGCCTGGCTTCGAGGTTGGCCTGTAGGGCCTGGCCCGTGTCGAGCATTGACCGGTCCGAGACGAGGAGCCGCTCGGTGCCGATCCGCAAGATGTGGCCCACGCCGATCGCAGCGGAGTTGGTCACGTCGAGGGCAGTCGCGCTGGCCGAAGCGCCGGCGGCAGTGCTGCCGGCCGGGGCCTCGTCGTTACGGCAGCCTGCCCACAGGCCGGTGATGGCGATGTCCCGCTGCGGGGTGGAGCCGCCGCCGAACGCCGAGTCGGTGTCGAGCTTGATCTCGATCCGGTTGTACGGCGGCCCGTTGCGGTTGGGCTCCAGGTTGAACCGGCCGGCGGGGATGTCCACGCCGCCCGAGGACAGGGCGGTCGCGGAGATCAGCTCGGAGTCGTCCAGCCACAGGCGCCACGGCCGTGCGTACTGGTCCGGCCAGTCGAAGTACCGGGTTGCCACGACCGGGTAGAAGACACGGTGACACAGGCCCTCAACCGACGTGGTGGCAGCCTGAATCGCACGATCGACGGCTCCATCGGAGCGGGCAGTCTCCTTGAGGTCAAGGGCCTGCTTGACGTCCTCGCGCGTGCAGTACACCGGTGTGTCGAGTGCCATGTCCCGTGCCTTGCTTTCTGGCCAGCCGCCCCGGGTGCGGGGCGGCAGGATCACTGGCGGCGAAGTTACGGACGGCCCGTGACGGTCAGCTACTGAGGTAGGTGCCGTCCGGGCGCCATCCATCCCAGCGGCAGTACAACTGCCCGTCGGGGCCGTTCAGGAGGGGCTCTCCGTCGTTCGGGCACGCGATCGGGCCGCGCTGGCGTTCCGCTTCGGCGAGGTCGGCGGCTTCTCGGATGATGTCTCGGAGCTGTTCCCAGGAGATGGCTCCTCCTCGGGCTGAGGCTGGACGGGGGTGCCGTCCGGCAGGTCGGTGACCTCGGGGCCGGGCTCGCCGACGACGACGGGCTCGGCGTCGTTGGTTGGGCCGCCGTGGATGCTGATCTTCGGCATGAGATGGTCCTCCTCGCGGTCGGTCGAAAGGCAGTGCGGGCACGCGGACAGCCCCACCGCGTAGACGGTGGAGCAGTCCGCGCACACCAGCAGAGCCATCAGGCCGCCGTCACCGTCGCGCCGTTGTCCAGCGGTACGTACGTGATGGTCCAGGTGACGCCGCCGTCCGCGCCGGTCGCCGTGACCTGCTCGATGGTGCCCGCGGCGACCACGATCGGCTGCTTGAGCGTCGGGGTGGCTCCCACACCGAAGACGATGGAGTCGCCCTTGAGGCCCTGGAAGGAAATGAGGTCGCCGGCCGGGGTGTCGGTGGTGCCGAGGTCGGTGGCGGCGCACAGGTCGCCGGTGGTGCCGGTGGTGGGGTTGGCCTGGAGCTTGGTGGTGCCCGCGACGGTGATGGCCGTGGTGACCTCGCCGACGATGGACGTGATCATCACCTTGCCGCTGACGGTGAAGAGAGTCTTCGTCTCCACCGCGATGGTGGGGTAGGCCTTGCTGACGACCGTGCCGAAGAGCAGGGTCCGCAGCTGGTCGCCCTGGAGGATGACGGACATGGTCAGACCCCCATGGCGGGCAGGTTGGCGGCGGCGCGCTGGGTCGTCAGGTCGTGGGTGAGGGCGTTGACGGTGCCGGCGCCCGTGCTCGTGACCTTGACGAACTTGTACGTGTCGGAGAGGGAGGTGCCCAGCACCTCGAACACGGCAGCGTTCTGGGTGGCGGCGGCCGCGGTGACGACGGTCGCGGCGGCGGCCTGGGTGCGGCGCGTCCAGGCGTCCGTGGAGTCACCGGTGTTGGTGTGGTACTCGGTGACCACGGCGAGGTTCTGCGCGCCGGTGCCGCTGCTGTCCTTGGCTTCCTGCAGGGTGTACGTGTCGCCGGCGGCGCCGCTGAGGTAGCAGAGGAACGCGATGGCGCCCGCGTCCTTCAGGTTGATCCACTTGCCGTCGGCGGCAGGGCTGGTGTTGAAGCCCGCGCCGAGTCCCTTCTGGGCCATGAGCTGTGCCTTTCGTCTGGGGCGTCCTGCCGGGGCGACGCTGCCGGCCCGGATGGGGGCCGCCGCCGGGGGTTGAGTGCCGGCGGCGGCCGGGTGGGTTAGCGGGCCGCGAGCTCGACGAACGGCGACAGGGTGGAGCCGCCGTTCTTCGGGGTGATCGCGGACTTGAGCCAGGGGCGGCCGTCGACGCGCTGGATGATGCGGAACGTCGTCTTGTCCGAGCCGAAGTTGAAGTCGGTGGAGCTGTCGGCGGTCATGGTCTGCCGGTCGCCGACCAGGTAGTACGACAGGTCCACGAAGGAGATGTCGCCGCGGGTGCCGAGCGCGCCGGCCTTCTCGGTGACGATGAGCGGCCGGCCGAAGATGGTCATCGGGGCGGGGCCGGCCGCGTTGGTGACCATGATCGGGCCGCCGCCGGTGCCCACGGCGAGGGCCATGGTGAATAGCTCCGGCAGGGCGTCCGGGGAGCACAGCCACACCGCCCGGGAGAGGGAGCTGGGCAGCATCCGGGCGTACATCTTGACGATGTTCTCGTAGACGATGGTGCTCGCTACCTGGCCGGACTCCGCCGCGACGGCGATGGCCGCCGTGTTGGGTGCGCCCATGAAGCCGAGCGGCTCGCCGACGCCGGTGCCGGACATGAACGCGGCGTCCTCGGAGAACGCGAGGGCCTTCGGCCACAGGGACTCGATGAGCGCGCTGAAGCTGACGATCGAGTCCTGCAGCAGCTCGTTGGGCACGGCGCTGAGGCCGGTGAGCTTCTTGGCGTCGAGGACCGCGCGGCCGAACTTCGGGTTGGAGTCGGTGAGGGCGGCGCCCTCCTCGCCCCAGTAGGCGACCATGCCGCCGAAGACGGAGCCCTGGTTGGTCGTCGAGTCGATCATCGGGAACGGGACGCGTGCGCTGTCCATCGGGACGACGGTGGCCAGCGGCCGCACGACCGACTCCTCCAAGGCGATCTGCAGGAGCTGCGAGCGCAGCGTCTCGGGGACCAGGAACCCGCCGTCGGACGGGGACACGGAGCCAGCAGCGTTGCGCAGGGCGTCGAGCTTCTCGCCGAGGTTCGTCGCCGGGTTCTTGTGCCAGATGGTGCGCACGTAGTCGATGCCGTCGGTGAAGTGCTGGTCCAGGACCGCGCCGGCAGCGGACGCGTTGTGCGCGGTGCCCTGCCGGTGGCTGGTCAGCATGTTGGCGTTGCGGGCCGGGGCCTGCGGGTCGAGGTTCGGCCGCTTGATGGCGGTGTCCTGGCCGTTGTCGCGCAGCATGTTGGCGAGCTGACGCTGGGTCTCCTCGGCGACCGCGCGGTTCAGCTCGGTGCCGTCGCCCTGCTGCTGCCGGGCGTAGGCGTCGATGAAGCTGGTGAGGGCGTCCTTGTCGGCGAGGACCGGGGCGAGGCGGCCGGGGTCGGCCATCATCTCGGCGAGCTCGGCGGAGTTCTTCGGGACGGGGATGGCGGTGGTCACAGGAGTGCCTCCCTGAGGCGTGCGAACGCGTCCTCAGTGGACGGCGCGGGGACAGTGAGATGTGCGGTGATGCTGGCCCAGTCGTCGGCCGCTTCGGCCGGCTCGGGGTCGTCTGCGGAGGCGACCGGGCTGGGCTCGGCTACCTCAGGTACTTCTGGCGTGGTCGGCTCTTCGGCTGCGGGCTCGGCAGCGGGTGCCTCGGCCGGGCGCTCGACTACGGCGGCCACAGCCACCGGCGCGGGTGCTTGGTCGCGACCGGCGTAGGTGAAGGCGCTCAGATCCCAGGAGTTTTCGAGCGGATTGTCATCCGCCGAAGTCCGGGTTGATGCGATCTCGTCGGCGAGGCCGGCTTCGACAGCCTCCGCTGCCGTGTACCAGGTCTCATCGGTCATCCGTGTCCGCCACTCGGCGACGTCGCCGCCGGCTCGTTCGGCGTAGACCGCGGCGATGTTGTCGGACTGCCGGTCGAGGAGCTCCGCCGTCGAGCGCATGTCTGCGGCGTTGCCGATGCACAGCCCGGATCCGTCGTGGATCATCAGCTGGGAGTGCGGGGCCATGACGATCCGGTCGCCGGCCATCGCGATGACGGACGCGATGCTCGCCGCGAGGGAGTCGACGTAGGTCGTCACCGTCGCGGGGTGTGAGCGCAGGGCGTTCATGATGGCGATGCCGTCAAAGATCTCGCCGCCGGGCGAGTTGATGTGCAGGTCGATGGCGGTCGCGTCGAGGCTTGACAGCTCGCGGATGAAGTCGGAGGCGGTGATGCCCCAGTAGCCGATCTCGTCGTAGACGTGGACCTGCGCCGGAGCGTCGCCCAGGGCGTTGGTGATCCGGTACCAGTCGGTGCGGCCCTGCCGCAGCTGTGCTCGGGGCCGGGCGGTCCGTAGCCTGCCAGGCATCAAGCCTCCTCGGGTTGCTATGCCGACGGCCAGGACGCGACCACCGTGCCGCGGCAGCGGATACCGCCGTCGCAGTTGATGTAACCGCCCGTGCCGTACGCCGCCTCGGCATCCTCGATGCTGGGGAAGGCAGTTCCGTCGATCTCGCCGCACGGCCCGCACTGGTTGCCGTCGTGGACCTCGGTCGCAGTGATGACGACGTCTGCCGGTCCAGCTCGGACGACGGCGAGGCGCCCGGTGTTCTGTGCGCGGTGCAGTGCGCCACCGAGCTGGTCACGCCGGAACCAGCCCTTGACGGCCCGTAGCGCATCACCCACAGCGGAGGCGACGGCCCGGCCCGTGGCGCCCGGCCGGGCGAGACGCAGTGCCTCCCTGCCGGCGGCGCCAGCCAGCCCAGAGGCCAGCAGAGATGCGATGGCCGGGGCCAGGTCGGCGAGTTCACTGCCGAAAGCGGCCCGCAAGGGGCTTCCGCCGTTGTGCTTGGCGAAGGGGCTGTCGACGGTGGGCAGCTCGATCCTGACGCCCTGGTCGGCAGCCTCGCGCACCATCCGCGCCGCAGCCTGCCCGGCCATCATCGCGAGGGAGCGTTGCAGGGCGACGGCTGCGTCGTCCCACGACACGGCGAGAGCAGCGAGGGCTACGGTGTCGCCGTTGTCGACGGCGGTCTCGATCTGTCGTTCCAGGTCGTCGATCCATCCGGATTCGATGCCGTCCCACGTGGCGGTGAGGCTGTCGAGTGCGGCGTTGAAGTCCGCTCGGACGTCCTCCAGGTCGGTGTCGGCCTGGTCGCCGAGCTTGAGGCGCGTGCCGCTGGTGCGGGGCGTTTGCCGCGGCAGGGCGGCAGCCAGTCGGCGGGTGAGATGCGCGGTGGGAGGGGGCGGGGCGGAGTCCGGGGTGCCGCGCCAGCGCATCGGCGGGAGGCCCACGGTGTGCAGTACGTCATCCGGCTCCCAGCCGGCGGCGGCGAGTGCGGCGGCGGCGTTGCTCTTGGCTGTCAGCTCGGCGTTCTCGGCCTCCTCGTCCTCGGGGACTGGGCTGGAGTAGTCAAACTCCAGGTCGGCTGCGGCCGGCCCGAACAGCGGCAGCAGGTCGTGGTTCAACGCCTGCTTGATGCGCTCGAGGCGCGGCACGATCAGCCAGCGTGCGAACACCACCTCGCCGGCCTCGGCGTTCGCCCTGTTGACGTCGTCGACGGAGCCGAGGAGGGGCTTAGGGAAGCCGAACGCCTCGCGGATCAACTCACGGGACTGGTTGCGGAGCTCAGCGAACTGCATGTCCCGCTGGGAGTACTTCCGGTCGACCCACTCGCCCTGCTCGAGGATGGCGACGCGGTGGGCGTTGGCGACGCCGCGGTGCTGCTCGTTCCAGCGGTACCGCATCTCGTCGAACTCGGGGTCGGAGAGGCGCTTGTCGACGCGGATGATGCCGCCGGGCTCCGCGCTGTTGAGGAAGAAGTTGCGGTTCCACTCAGCGCTGTACTTCGTGGCGTCGAGATCGGTGAGGACGGACTGCACCGGGCCCATGCCGCGGTACGGATCCAGCGGGTTGGGGGTCCGCAGGAAGATGACCTCGTCAAGGGCGAGGGGTACCTTCTCGCCGTCGGGGCTGGTGTAGATGTACCCGGCGAGGTAGTTCGTGACGGACGGAACGGGTGCCATCCGGTCCGGCCGGACGGGCCACAGCTCCAGCGGGATCGTGGAGCGCGGGTTCCGGGCGATCACCCACCATGCCTCGCCGGTGAGGTCGTGGTGCTGCTGGAACGACTCGACGAACTCCTGCTGCGGCATGAACGGGTTGGGCTTGTTCCACAGGTCGAGGGCGGCGTGTCGGGTCACCTCGACCCGGTCCTCCTCGAGGCCGGACGGCGCCTTGCGGTAGAGCTTCCACTGCTGCTGGGCGGTGGCGTTGGATGTGCGGTTGACGATGGCGAAGAGCGTGCCCACGGCGCCCATCGCCCGCATCTGCGCGGTCGAGTTACTGTGCTGGCCCCACGGAAGCGTCACGCTGCGGGTCGGCGCGAAGGGGACGGGGGCGCGGCCGAGCAGGGAGCGGAGGAACGACGCCACGGCCACACCCTTCATCGTCTGTCTGTACGCCACATCTCAGCGGCCAGGCAGGACAGGCCGGCGACGATCCAGCCGAGCGGGTGGTAGATCGACCAGACCCCGTAGGCGATGGAGGTGAGGCCGGTGACGACGATGAGCACTGGCAGCGCGGCGTTCAGCCGGGGCAGGGCCGCCGCCAGGCGCTGGTGCCAGGTCACATCCACCTCAGCCGGGGCCGGGCGCCGAGGTCTTGCTCGGCGACGATGTACCGTCCGGCGTCCATGCCGTGGTCGTCCTGCTTCACTGGGGCCTCCTTGGGGGTCTTGCCGGGCTGAGCGTCCCAGACGTACCCGACGATCTCCTCGGCCGTGCAGCACGGCTTCATGGCTTCCTGCAGCTCCAAGTCCCGTTCGACGAGGGCATCGCGCAGCAGGTAGAGGCGTGGCTTGCCGTCGCCGGCCGGGCGCAGGCGGGACTGGAACGCCTGGATGCCGTCCTTGACGGTCTTGTGGGCGGCGCTGGTCGACATGCCGAGGTGGCGCTCGAGGGTGGCGCGGTCCTCGGCGTCGTGGTCGCAGATGACGGCGCGGGGTTGCGGCTCTGTCCATTCGAGGTGGCAGGCGTCGCAGTCGTGGCAGTCGTGGTTGCTGGCCTTGGAGTTGCAGCAGTCGACGCACCGTCGGACGAGGCGGAGGATGTGCCGGGCGTGGTCCTCGACCAGGGTCTTCGTCTTGTAGATCTCCCGGTAGAGGTAGAGCCGGCCGTCGGGGTCCTCGGCCCAGCACTGCAGGACGAAGGGGTTGGTGAACCCGAAGTCAACGACCCACCAGCGGGTCCAGCTGTCGGGGACGGTGAACGGGGCGAGAAGGTGGACGGCTGGATCCCAGTCCTCGTAGATGAGGCCTTCGGCGGCGACCCAATGGCCGCCGCGGAGCCGCTGTTTGCGGACGCCGGTGAGGGCGTCGAGCTTCGAGATGTAGGCGCGGCCGCGCACGGTGAGGGTGCCGTCGTCGGCGAAGAGGACGGGGTTGTCCTCGTGCTTGCAGTGGATCATCTGGGTGGCGCCAGTGTCGCAGCGTTGCTTCAGCCAGTGGGTGGGGACGTCGGGGTTGCAGTCGGCGATGAGCTGCTGGAACGAGATGACGCCGTTGCGGAGGCGGGTGGTGATGTTCTCCCAGTCGGTGGTGGTGAGTTCGGTTGCTTCCTGTGCGTAGACGACGTCGTACTCGGACGACATGATGCGGGTGGCCTTGTCCATGCCGCCGACGACGATCACGGATCCGTTGTCGTACTTGTACTGCGGGGACTCCTGTGGGCTGCCGCCGTAGAAGCGGACGAGGCCCTGCTCCAATGCCTCCTTGACGACGTGCTCGCGCCAGGTGACGAGGGCGGTGGAGCCGAGGGAGGCGAGGGTCTTGCGGACGATGAGGCCGCGCATGCCGGGGTTGAGGAGCGCCATCATGTGGAGCTTCTCCAGGCAGCCGCGGCTCTTGCCGGTGCCGGCCGGCCCGGAGAGCAGCACTTCGGGGGCGCGGCAGGCGAACACCTCGGCGGCGGCACCGCGCGGGTGGTAGCGGCGCACCAGCGGCGCGGTGGTCACGGCTTGCGCAGCCCCGCCCGGAGGGCAGCGGTCTCGCCCGGGTGCTCGCCGTTGACGCTGAAGCTGATCCCTATGTCGGCGCCCCTGTCTGCGCGTGGGGGGAGGACGAGCGTGCATCCGTCCTCGCCGATCACGGGCAGCCGTACGACACCGCCCGTGGCCGGCAAGGGTGGAGCGCCCTGGGTGAGGAAGTCGTCGGGGAGCTCGGCCGCTTCGACAAGGTCGCGGTCCAATGGCCCGCAGCCGTAGTGGCCAGCGCAGGTCATGCCGTCTGCAATCTGCTTGATCAGTTCCTCGCGCGTGGTCACTTCAGCGCCTCCGTGTCCACGCCGACGACCTCGTAGGTGAGGCCGCCGCTCACGTTCATCTTGGCGGGCTGGTCGAGGCCGAGGAGCTTGCGGCGGGACTCGGAGATCCGCACGAGCCGGTCGATCGCGGCGAGCACTGGGCCGTCATCCAGCAGCGGTTCGCCGTCGACGACGATCACCTTGCCGTTGGACACGGTGACGTGGTGCCGCTCCAGCACCTCCATAGCCGCGCGGTGGAGGCGGTCGAGCCGGTCGAGTTCGAAGTGAATGGCGGCGGCGGCCGGCTCGGCGACGACGGCGGCGATGGCACGTTGCACGGCGTCGTGCGCTGTGTGCAGGTCGCAGCCCAGCTCAGCGGCGATCTGCCGGTAGCTCTTGCCTTCGGAGCGGAGGCGGGCGGCAGCGGCGTCCCGCTCGATGCCCTCAACGGTGCGGGTCCATTTGCCGTTGGTGCCGCGGGCGGGCTCGATGGGGTCGGCGTGCTGGGTGGTCGGGTCGGTCATGGTTGGGGCCCCCTTTCTCTGCCGAGGGTAGGGAGCGCATGGGTCAGCCCCCGGGTCCCGTCAGTCCCGGGGGCTGTGCCTGCCGTGCCCTCACCCAGTGGGGTGGCTGGCGGCCTGCTCTCGGGGGGAGTAGGGCGGGCCGCCAGGACCCCGCGAGCAGAGTGGCAGTGTGGCCGGACAGGGCCTGTTACTTCCTGCGGGCCGCCTTCACTGCGGTGACGATGATGACCGGTATGGCGACGAGGATGAGTAGGGCCAGGCCGACGACGATGTGCCACGGTTCCACGGGGTGCTCCTCTGCGCTGTTCCTGCGGGGCGCTCATCCTCCCGCAGGAGTTCCGGGCAGGGAAGGCAGACGGGGCAGGCTTAGGCGGAGGGCGCCCACTCGGGCCGGTAGTCGGGGTAGTTGGCGTACGGCAGCGCGAGCGCGCGAAGGGTGCACTCGCCACCGCTTCCGATCGAGTGCGACCAGAGCTCAACAATGCGCCGCTTGGCGGCGACCTCGGCCAGCACCCGCTTCGGGTCCCAGCGTTCCATGTGGCGGGTGATGGCCGAGTCGCCGATGCCGTGCAGTTCGGAGCCGGTGCTGAGCGCGCCGGAGCTGACCTCGGTCCACTCGGGCCCGTCATCGTTGTGGTCCCCGAAAGCATGGCGCGCTGCCTGCTCGTCTTCGTCGAGGCGGGCCCGCAGGAACGCCACCAGGTCGCCGGTCATGCCATCGCCTCGACGAGCACGAGACTCCAGGCGGCAGCGAGTTCAGCCGTACTCGGGGGGCTTCCAGCGGCAAGGCCCTGCGCTTCGGTGAGCAGAGTGTCGGCCCGCTCCCGGGAGACGCCGAGGCTGGCAGCGCGCGAGTGGTACAGCTCCACCTCGACGGCCCTGTCCACCGCAGCGGTCAGGCCAGCTACAAGCGGGGCCACCATCAGGCTGAGACTGGCGGCCCGCAGTTCATCGACGCTGGGGAAGGTCATGCTGTTCATCCTCTCGCAGTGCTGCCCGCCCGGGGAGTGGCCGGGGCGGGTGCACTGTCGATGCGGGGCGTCCAGCCGGCGATGTCCCCGGTACGGACCGGGGCATCGCAGGCGGCGCATACCCAGTGCGCGCCGTCCTCATGGAATGCGAACCCGCCGCAGTGGACCGGGATGTTCTCGCGGCCGATGGGGGCGTATCCCCAGCCGTCGCCGGCCGGGCTGGTCTTCTCGCTCATGGAGCGATGATCCCAGCCCGGGCGGCGGCAGGTGGAGGTATCGGTCGATCAGCTGGCGCGTCGCTCCCCGATCGGGGAGTGGTAGGCGTGGCGGGTAGGGCGGCCGGTAGGGGGCCGGTAGGCGTGCTCTGACCTGCGAGTCCTACCGGCCTGCCAGCCCCTGGCAGTGGGGGCCGGCAGCAGGCCGGGGAGGGGTCTCAGGCAGCGGCACTGGCCACCGCCGGGACGGGCGCGGGGTCGGTCTGGGGAAGGGCGGCCAGCAGTACCGCCATGCGGGTGTAGTCGCGGCCCCCCACGGTGAGCTTCTTCTTCTCCACCACGGGCACCCCGAGGGAGGTCAGATGGTCGCTCAGGTCGGCCACCTCCCAGCCCCCCAGGAGAGAGCGCCTCTCGCCCTCTTCCAGGACCTGGGAGAGGTGCGCGGCGGTGCCCTGCTTGGTGAGTCCGGCGACGTGCCGGATGAGGGCGTAGAGGGTCGCGGCCAGCGGCGCGTCCTGGATCTCGTCGTCCTCCTGGCCGTCGACCGCGGAGGCGTCGTCAGGCTTGGCCGGGGAGGACTTCTCGGCGGAGCTGGTGGCTGGTCGTTCCTGACCGGCGACCAGGGCGGCCAGCACCCACAGGGTGAGGCCGCCGGCGGCTGCGGTGGGCAGCCACTTGCCGACCAGCGGCCACAGCAGGAACAGGACACCGGCGGTGCTTCCGATCCGCTTGGCCCAGGTGACGAACGGGTGCTCGGCGACGTCGGCCGGGGCCTGTGGTGCTGGGTGGCTGGCGCAGTGCTCGGCGTGCGACGGCTTCTTGTGGTCGGGGTGCCCGCACGGGTCGGGCTCGGCGACGGTGGAGCGTGCCTTCACGGCCGAAATGATCCGGCGGTTGCCCCGGGCGACCGCCTTCAGGCTGACGCCCTGCAGCAGCTCTCGCATCAGGCACCGAACCCGTGCAGCAGGGCCGCCAGGATGGTCGCGGGGATGGCGAGCAGGCCGCCGGCGGTGGAGAGGGCGCCGGGCAGAGCGACACCCACGATCAGGTCCTTGCCCATGCTGGGCTTGGTGCCGAACCCGATCAGGATCAGGATCAGGGCGACCGCTCCGGCGCCGATCGGGCCGACGGTGCCGGACTGCGCGTCGAGGGACTGGCTGATGGTGGTGGAGACGGTGCCGATCTGGCTCAGGGCCTGCCCGGCGTTGGCGGCCAGCAGCCCGAGCGCGGCGCCCCAGTAGATGACGTGGTGGCTCTTGACCGGCTGCAGTTTGCCGCCCCCGCGCTTGTGCAGGGCCAGGGCGATGACGATCAGCAGGATCATGCCGCCGGACCCGATGGCTCCGAACATGGTGTGAACTCCCGTGCTGTCAGTGGTTGTGGATCAGGTGGCCGGTGGCGGCGAGCAGGGGCGCGAGCTGGCAGACGGCGGCGAGAGCGGAGCTGACCGGGATGCGGACCAGCACCAGCACGCTGACCCGCCGCAGGCCGCGCACCTGCGAGATCGGAAGCGCCGCGACGCCCCGGATGCGCATGTCGAGTGCGATGGCTGCGGCGAGCACGCCCACCCCGGGCCAGTAGGGGAGGGAGTCGACCCACTGGACGAGGCCGACCGAGTAGCCGACCGACGCGGACAGGGCGGTGAGGGTGAGCCAGCGGCGGAAGCGCTTCGCGCGTTCGGCGTGGTGCAGTCTCCACGGCAGGGCTGCCGCGACCTGTGCCCGGCGGCGCCTGCCGGCGTCTTCGCGGCGGTGGCGCCGGATGCGGGCGTGGGGGTGCTCCCCCGCCCTGGCGTGGGCGTCGTCGTCTTCCTGGCGCTGGCGCCGGTGGCGTTCGTCTGGGGTTTCGGTGATGGTGCGGCCGAGTTGGTCCATGGCTTCGACGAGGCGCTCTTGGCCGGTCTCGGCGGAGGCGATGCGCTCCGGCGTCCAGACGTGGGCTGAGGTGTACTCCCACCAGGTCGTGTGGAGGCCGACGGTGGGCGCGTACTTGGGCGGGGGTGGTGTGGTCATCGGGGCCTCCGGGTGAGGAGGAGCAGGCCGTAGGCGGCGCCGATGGCGTCGATGATGACGAGCACGATGGAGATGGCGTCGGCCATGTCAGCTCCACTCCTTCGGCGCCAGGCCGCCGGCCTTGAGCCAGCCGGCCGTGCGGCGGTCGATGCCGCTGATCTCCTTGGCGCGCCGCTTGCGTTCCTTCGCGGTGCGGCCGGTGGGCGGGGCGTCTGTGGCGCCGGTGAGCTTCGTCCAGATGCCCATCAGCGGGCCGCCTTGCCGAGGATGGCCGCGCGCAGGTCCGTGGCCTCACGGCGGGAGAGGCCGAGCTGGGACTGCAGGGTCTCGATGGTGACGGGTCGCGCCGGCTTGCCCTTGCGGGCCTCGCGGTCGAGCTTGCGGGCGGCGGCCAGGCGTTGGGCGCCGGTCATCTCCGTGGGTGGCGTGCTTACCGGCGAGGTGACCACCTCGCGGCGCTGGAACCCGGCCGAGATGGTTGCCGGTGAGCGGTCATGTCGGTGGTCATGTGGCCGGTCATCGGGGTGGTCACCCCAGGAGTCCGAGGTGACCGACGAGGTGACCGGTGAGATGACCAGTCCGAGGGCCGCCAACTGGGCTTCGATGTCGTCGTCACTGGCGTCCGGGGAGAGGGCGCGGGCGTACTCGGCGGCCCGCTCGGCGTCGGTCGGCCTGTCGTCCTCGACGTGCGGGTAGGCGGCGGTGTGCGCGGCGAGCTGCTGGCGGGAGCGGGCGAGGCGCCGGCGGACGGCGGCGAGCGCGAGTTCCCCGCCGACCTCTGCCATCTCCAGCTCGACCCACTGCTGGGTGTCCGGGTCGAGGGCCTTGGCGTGGTGCCGCAGGACGAGTACCCACAGGGCCTTGACGCCGACGGAGATGGCGGCGCCGACGATGCCGGCTGCGAGGTGACCGCCGCGGGCGCCTTCGGTGATGAGCGCGCCAACGGCGATGGCGAGGCCGAGGTAGCCGGCGATCTGCGGACCGGTGGCCTTGTCGGGCTCGTACCGGGCGAGCCATTCGAGGGCGAGGCAGGTCATCCACAGCAGGTCGAAGGTGGCGGCTCCGCCGTAGGCGATGGCGGGGTGGGCGGCGGTGGTGAGGAGGTGGCCGATGGCGCTGGTGGACCAGGCGATGCAGCCGGCGCCGACGGTGATGGCCACGCCGGTGACGGCGGTGAGGACGATCTGGTCCCAGTCGCAGGGCGGCCGGGGCTGGTCGACGGTAACGGTGCGGGGTGCCAGGTGGGTCTTGCCCTCGCGGGTGACGGGCACCATCTCGGTGCGCTCGACGGTGCGGGTGCGGGGCTTCATCGGGTCGCCCCGGTGGTGCGCGGGGCGGGCTTCGGGCGGCCGACGGTGGCGGGGGTGCGGCGGAGGGTCTTGCCGGGGTCGCGCTGCGGCAGCGGGTCGGGGGCCGAGCGGGGGCGCGCGCTACTGTTCGTTCGGGTCATGGGAGGGCATATCTCCTGTGGTCAAGGGCCTGGGCTGGGGCTGCGATCCCCGCGCCTGGGCCCGTTCTGTGTTCGGGTGCTGCTGGCTACAGGTGCTCGTCGATGAGGCGGCGGATCACGGCGGCGCGGCTGGTGCCGGCGCCGACGAGCGCGTCGAGCTTGGCGAGCTGGGGTCCGTAGAGGGTGATGCCGCCGATGACCTTCTTGGTCGGGGGCGTGCGGGAACTGCCGGGCTGGGCCGGCTTGGTGTCGGCTTCATGCATATGCACAACGTAGCAGTCGTGCATATGCACAGCAAGAGGCTTCCTCGACGTATGCATATGCAGCCTCTAGCCTGGCCGCATGGTCAGCCGCGCGAAGGACACCCACACCACCAACCGCGTCGTGCGCGTACCCGACGCCGACTGGGATGCCCTCGGCGCGCGGGCCGGCGCCCGGAACCGCGCTCAGGTGATCCGCGACCTTGTCGCCTGGTACCTGCGGCGCCCTGGGGCGAAGTTGCCAGAGCGCCCGCCGGTGGACACGACGGGCGCCTGACCTGAGGCGTATCAGGGGCGCTTCACCTGCGCTTCACGGTGTATCAGCGTGGTCGTCGGTCGGCTCGCCGAAGGCGGCCCAGGCGGCGGGCCGACTGTCGGGGTCGGCCCAGCTGAAGCCGAAGGCGGGCCGCAAGGAGTCGACGGTGTCGGGCGCAAGGGCGGCGCCGGGCTGGCGGGTGGGCAGCGGCTCGGCGACGGGGGTGGCGTCGGTGGGTCCGGGCATGGCGGTGCTCCGTTCGGTGCGGAGGGCGGCAGTGCGGTGCCGGCCAGGGTGGGCACTGGCGGCAGGGGCGGCGGGTGGTCAGCCGCGGGGGTGGGTCAGTAGGCGTACGGGCGGTTCTGGGCGATCGTCTGCAGGCAGTCCGAGCAGTGCGGGTCGCCAGACGGGCCGGGCTCCAGCTCGACGGGCTCGCACTCCCAGCCGCAGCCCTCGCAGGCGACCAGCTCGATCAGCATGGCGGCGGTGGAGTTGGTCTATGCGGCCTCCGTGTACGAGGTTGCGGTGAGGGCCTCGCGGGTGGCCTTGTAGGTGTAGAGCGCGGTGGTGAGGGCGGGGTCGGCGGGGCTGTAGACGTACACCTGGATCCAGCGGCTGGTGGTGCGGTGCTGGACCCAGGCGCGGCGGGGGTTGGTGCCGGTGGTGGTGCGGTAGGCCTTGGCGGTGTGTCGGCCGTACCAGGACTGTTGGCCGTCGGGGAGGGTGAGGCCGAGGGCGGTGAGGATGTCGCCGGTGCGGATGATGGCGCCGCGGGTGAGCTGGGCTTGGAGGCGGCCGTTGAGGGTGGCGTACTGGGTGTGGCGGTTGGTGGTGCGGGCTTGGGTGGTGTTGCGGTGGCGGAGCTTGGCGGTGGCCTTCATGGTGTCCCCCTTCAGATTGACTGCCAACTTTCTTGGCACTTTCAGTATGGGGGGATCCGCCGAAGAGTGCAACATAGTTGGCAGTAAATCTCGAATGGTCCTGCCTAGTCAGTTGGCAGCCGGACATGGGACCATGCTCACCATGACCCCAAAGCCAGACCCAGACGAGACAGCCGGGTGGCTGCGCAAGCTCGACCGCGCATCAGCGGCCCACGAGAAGACCCGCGTGGCGCTGGAGGAACTCATCGCCGACGCCCGATCAGCTGGGGTCCCGCTCCTCACCGTGGCCAAGCACACGCCGTTCAGCCGCGAGTGGGCCCGGAAGATCGCCGACCGAATCGACGCCGAGCGAGCCGCCAAGGCAGGGCCGCCGGCTCAGCCCTGACCTCGAGCGCGCCGCAGCCCCCGACCACCCGGCCGGGGGCTGCTCGCTGGCGCTGCCCACCTACTCGTGCACCACCGGCACCGGCAGGCCAGCCCGGCGGTGCGCCTGCCGCACCGCGTCCCACTGGATGCCGAGCCGGGCCGCGATGCCCTCCCTCGACAGGCCCTCCGCCACCAGCTCCGCCGTGTCCTCGACCACCGCATCGACCCGCGACACGACATCGCCGAGCTCGGGAGCCGCTGCGGGGTCGTCGAGGCTGTCCCAGGCGAGGGGCGGCGCCCACCCCCACCGGTCGGCCAGCAGCCGGGCACGGCCCGCCGCAGCGGGCTTCACGCCACGCTGCTCGGGCCGCTGGTCCCACAGGTCGGCGAACAGGCCGGTAACCCTGGCGGCGGTGCGGATCGCGACCTGGTCTTCGGTGCGGTGCAGCAGTTCGTGCAGCTGCTGGAGGTGCATGCCGAGTGCGGCGGCGAGGATGGCGGGCGGCCAGCCGATGGTGACGAGTGCCTGGAGGCGGCGGCGGGTACCGTGCGGGGCCACGGCGGAGGTGCTGCAAGGGGGTTGGACGGCGGCGGGGACGATGGCGAGGATCCGCTGCTCGGTCGTCCGCATGATGGGGCCCTGTCGGCCGGCGGCGCGGTAGTAGGTGGCGAGTCCGCATTGGGCGGCGGCGCGGATCTGCAGGTCCGTCATGCCGGCCTGCCGCAGCGAGTTGATCTTGTGGGCGGCGCGGTCCGGAGAGCACGTCGCACGATGACCGGCGGCACGACGGTACCGGGCCTGCTTGAGGTGGCGGCTGGTGGTGGCAAGGGTCATCGTGGCTCCTGTGCAGGGTGCGGTGGGACGTTGATGCGGTCTGGCGTTGCGCAGGTCAGGCGGTGTATGTGGCGAGGTCGGGTAGGTCGGTGACGGGCCGGCCGTAGCGTTCGTACGGCTCGTCGTCGGGTTCCCAGTCGAGGTCGGGGAGTTGCTCGTCCCGCCAGTCGGCCCCGCAGGTCACGACGTGGCCCGGGGCTGGCCTTCGCAGGTGCGGCAGTAGCCGACGGGCGTGGCGGCCGGGGTGTCGGCGGGCCCGTCGAGGGCGGCCACCGTCGGGCACGGCCACGGGACGCCGTGACTGCTGGTGCACGCCGCGCAGAGCCCGGAGTCGTCGTGGTGCAGCGCCCGGACGACGGCGATGCGGGCCTCGGCGTCCCTGGCGCGGTCGGGCCAGTTGTTCATGAAGCAGCCGTAGTGGTGGTCGGCGTCGTTGAGGATCTTGCCGACCACGTCGAGCCGTTCCTCGGTCGTTGCCTGGTTCCACTGCCAGATCCACTGGCCCGGGGTGGGGACGGTCCGCTCGTCGAGGTGCGGCTCCTCGCCCTCGTGGAGCGCGGCGAGCGCGGCCTCGGCCTTCTCGGCGCGGGCGCGCCAGCGGGCCTTGCTGGCCTGGTCGTGCTCGATGCTCCGACGGAGCTCCGGCAGCGTGTTGTCGTGCAGGAACCGGAGCTGCTCAGCTAGGTCGGTGGGCTCGGTCATGCGGCGCTCCTGGTGGTGTCGGTGGTGGTGATGCCGGGGAGGTGGAGTTGGTCGGTGCGGACGGCGAGGATGACGGCGTGGGTCCGGTCGGCGGCGCGGAGCTTGGTGTAGATGCGGCCGAGGTGGGTGGTGATGGTGTGGTAGCTGACGTGGAGTGCGGTGGCGATCTGCTGGTTGGTTCGGCCGGCGGCGACGTGGTGGAGGACTTCGAGCTCTCGGTCGGTGAGGGGATCGCCGGGGTGGACGGGTGTGCTCACGGCTGGTCTCCCTCGGGGATGAGGCCGGATGCGGTGGCGTCGAGGCGGAGTTGGATTTCGGCTTGTTCGGCGGCGGCCGCGCATCGGGCTTGGACGGTCTGCTCGTAGGCGTGTTCGGCGCGGGTGGTGGTGGGGCGGTAGTCGCGGACGAGGCCCGCGAGGACGGTGCCGACGACGGTGGTGAGGGCGGCGTACAGGCCGGCCTCCTCGGGCCCGGTCACGAGGCGTCCTCGTCGTCTTCGACGTAGCCGCTGATCGTCGGGTACACGTCCGAGAAGCTGAGGCAGGCGTCCACGACCGAGGTCAGGATCTTCCGGTCTCCGGGGCACTTCAGGTCGTGGTGCCGCATGCCCTGCACCCAGCCCATGACTGCGGCCTCCCTGACGAGCAGCAACTCCCGCTCGGTGAGGCCGGTGAGGACGTTGGCGACGGCTTGGGCCCGGCTGGCTTCTCGCTGCGTGAAGTAGTCGACGAGGAAGTCGGGAACGCCAGTGGCGGCGGTGACAGTCTGGGCGGGGGTGCGGTCGGGCACGGTGGCTCCTCGGCTTTGAGGCGACTTTGGGGCGGGTGTTGCAGGGGCCGGCCTTCGCGGGGACGGCCGGCCCAGGCGGGTCAGGTGACGGGTCCTTCGGCGGTGCGCCTCAACCACTCGCGGACGGGGATCAGAGCGCGGCGCTTGAGCTCGCCGAGGTAGGTACGCATCTCCCGCGGGTCGATCGTTCCGCCGTCCTCAACGGCCTCGTCCACGTAGCCGGTCAGCTCGGCCCACACCTCGCCGTAGGCGGGCTGCGGCACGGTGCGCTCGACGCCGAGGGCGAGGGCTGCGGCGGCCCAGGCATGGCGGATGCGGTCGCCGAGGTCGTCCCAGGCGGGCATGGGGCGGCCGTCGTGGGTGAGGCCGCCGGTGGCCTGGCTGTAGGCGGCGTACGCGGTCTGGGCGGGCGTGAGCTGGTCGGTCATCGTGTTCTCCTTCAGCAGGGGATGGGCTGGTCGTCGGGCGCGGGCGGCTCGGTCACGAGGTGGCTTCGGGCCCGTACTGGGTGTCGTGGATGGAGCGGCAGCGGCCGCAGATCCGCCAGGTCGTGCAGATGCCGGACGTCATGCGGTCGCGGTATCCATGGCAGTTCGGGGCCTCGCCCGCGTAGGGCACCCGTTCGGCGGCGTCCCGGGCGGCGGTTCGGGCGGCCCGCAGGTTGTCGGGGGTGGGGTCCTGGAGGAGTCGAAGGGCTTGCTGGAGGTGGGCGATGGTCTCGGCGATGGCGGGGTGCGGGACGGACTGGTCGGGCATCGGGTCTCTCCTTCGGGGTGGGCCGGCCGCCGGTGTGCGGCGGCCGGCAGACAGGCGGTCAGCGGGGGGCGACTTGCCAGCCGAACGGCAGGTCGTGCCCGGGGCGGTCCGGGTCTGGCGTGAAGCCGGCCTGGTAGCGCAGGAGGTAGCCGCCGGGGGGTCGGACGCCGGCGCCGTGGATGGTGTTGCCAGCGTCGATCTCTTGGATGGTGTTGACGCCGAGCTGGTCGGCGATGTTGCCGAGGGGCATGAGGCCCCAGTCCTCCAGGGCCTGGATGGCGTCGGCGAGGTTCTGCCAGAGGCCGTGTTCGATGGCGTCGGCCATGATCTGGTCGACGGGATGCTGCGGCATCGGTGTCTCCTGGGCTGTCGTGACGGGCGTCAGCGGGTGGGGGCCGGGCGGTGGTGGCCGCCCGGCCGGGGATCAGCGGTCCGGGGTGGCGCCCGAGCACTTCGGGCCGAGGTCGCGGCCGTCGCGGGTGCGACGCCACCCGGCGGGCCGGTTGTGCTTGCGGACGTCGCGGTGGGTGTAGGCCTCGAACGGCGTGCCGGCTTCCTCCTCGCCGCACTCGTCGCAGCGAATGACGAGGTACGCGGCGGCGCTCACGCGGCAACCCCGGCGGGCTGCCGGCCGGCGGGCAGCTCGATCGGCATGCCGGTGAGGGCCTCGACGGCCATGGCGACCAGGTCGCGGGCGGCGTTCGGGGTGACGGCGTTGCCGAGCATCTTCACGCGGGTCCGCTTGTCGGCCGGGGTGAGGATGTACCCCTTCGGGAAGTGCATCGCTGCCTGGTACTCGTGCGGCTCCAACATCCGGTACCGGCAGTCCTCCACGGACCGCACCCGGCCGCCGTAGATCGCCGCGTGGCCCTCGACGGTCGTGACGGTGCCGAGGGGAGCAGCGGCCGGTTGCGCGATGCTGCTGCTGTAGTACGGCAGGACCATGTCCGGGGCCGACACCAGGAAGTGATGGTTCCCGCCGGCGGTGACGGTCGACAGCGGCTCGGTGATGGCCCGGTGGGAGGAGCCGCCGCCGCGCAACTCCACCATGTAGGGAGGGAGCGCGACGCCTGTCTCGTTGCGGGTGGTGACGGTCCGCAGCGGCTCCAGGATGTCCATCGCAGGCTTCTCACGGCCCTCGTTCGGGACGAGGAACGGCCGGGAGAACTTCTCGTACCCGGCGTTGATGCGGCGCAGGGTGTTGGCTGCGAGCTCGTCCTTGGTGCCCTTGCGGTCGCCGATGGTGCGGGCGGGCAGGTCCCAGTCGATGATCTCGGAGGCACTGCGGACGGCCGGAGTGACGACCGCGTTGCGGCAGGCGACCTGCGGGCAGCGCCACACGTACTGGCCGGTCTTGCCGTACCGGCCCCAGGGGCTGGCCGGCGTGCACATCTTTGTGCTCTTCCACGCCTGGACCGCCCGGATGGGGCCGTGCATGGGGCAGAGCGCGGTGGGCCGCAGCCACTTGTCGAAGTCGGGGGCGTGCTCGACCTGCTCGGGGAGCCAGAAGATGTCGTACTTGCGGTCCCTGGACTGGGCGGCTCCGTCGCCGAGCATGGAGGCGAACATGCTGTTCAGGTAGACGGCGCGGTGCTGGTAGCCGAGGCCGTGCTTCATGGTGTGCAGCCACGACTCGTAGATCGCGCCGGGGCGGGACTTGGGTCCCCACCAGCGGGAGTCGACGACGTTCTCGACGATGACGAGGCGGTAGGCGTGCTCTTCGCAGAAACGAGGGACGTCCCACATGGTGGCGCGGGAGCGGATCTCCGCCTCGTTGGCGCCGTCGGGGGCGAACAGGCCGTCGTTCCACTCGCCGTGGTCGCGCTTCTTGCCCTTCGCCACGGAGTGGTTGGTGCACTCGGGGGAGGCCCACAGGATGTCGGTGCGGGGGTAGCGGCCGGGGACGACCTGGGAGATGTCGGCGCAGTCGTGGCGGGCGTCGGGGTGGTTGACCTGGTGGGTGTCGATGGCATGCCGGGAGTGGTTGGCGGCCATGGCGACCTGGACGCCGGGGATCTGGATCGCCCCGGTGGAGGAGCCGCCGGCGCCGCAGAAGAGGTCAGTCAGGGTGATCACGGTGGTCCTCCGTCAGTTCTCGGGGTTGGGGTCGACGAGCAGCAGGCCGACGGCCTCGCGGAGTTCGTCGTCGAGGAACAGGGCGACGGGCTGCCCGTCGTCGGTGAGGCAGCAGACGATGGTCTGGTCGTCAGGCTTGTCGGGGTCGGGGCGGATGACGGCGTGGTCCCAGTGGGCGATGAGCGGGTCCATGGCGGTGGTCCTCCGGTCAGGTGGCGAGCTGGGCACGGGCGGCGAGGAGGTGCTCGGCGCAGTACGAGTGGCTGCTGACCTTGGCCCAGAGCAGCTCGGCGGCTTCGGTGAGCGCGGCGTTCCGGGCGCTGGCCAGCTGCTGGCGGGCGATGTCGCGTTCGGCAGCCAGCGCCTGGATCGCGGGTGAGATGGCGGGCCAGTCGTCGCCGTGCGCACCGGTGAGACCGACCGCCTCCAGGACGTCGCGTGCGTCCTCCAGCAGTGCGGCACGTTCCAGAGCGCCGAGTTGGTACCGCTCGGCCTGCTCGCGGACGGTGGCCAGCTCGGCGCGGAGGTTGTCGCCCTCGGTCGCGAGGTTGTCGGCCCGGTCCCGGGCGGAGTGGAACAGCTGGCGGAGCTGGGCCAGCTCGGCGCGGGCGGCGTCCAGCTCGGGCTGCACTGCAGCAGCGGCGACGGTGGCCAGCGCGGGGATGTCGGCGTACACGGACCCGACCTCGCCGTGGTGCCACGCCGACACCTGGATGGGGTGCTGGGCGTCGCAGTCACGCTCGGTCAGGCCGCAGTGTCCGTCGCAGGAGAACGCGGCGTCGCGGAGGGCCTGCTCGATGCGCTCGGCGAGGGTGGTCAGGGGCGGGGTGGTCACGTCAGCCCTCCAGGGCCGTGGTCGGAGCGGTGCGCTGGTAGTCGGCGACGGCCCGGCCAAGCTGGTCCCAGACGAGGCCGTAGGCGAGACCGCGGGTGTGCGGGTCGAGCCGCGGGGCGTCCGGGTCGTCGCCGAGTGCCTCGCCGATCGCGTCGCCGAGGTAGTCGCGGGCTTCGGCGAGGAGGTGGTTGATGAGGCCGCGGGCGACCCGGTCGGCCATGACCGGGATCTCCTGGTTGGTGATCGGCTCGGGCTGCGGGGTGGTGGTCATCGCGGGGTGTCCTCGGGGTGGTCGTAAGCGATCAGGGCGTGGTGCGCGGCGTGGGCAACCGCGAGGCAGCGACGCTGGGCCCGGTCGTGGAGGTGCGCGGACAGCAGCGGGGCGAGGGCCTGCGCGAGGTAGGCAACCCGGACGGAGGGCGCGAACGCGGTGCACGCGTACTCCGGGTCGAACGTGCAGTCCTCGCAGGTGCAGCCGGTCTCGGTGTGGTCCGCGAGGGTGCCGCCGCAGTCCTCGCACTGGCAGGACGGGCACCGGTCCGGCTGGACGGCCGCGGTGGGCGGGGGTGTGGTCATGGCGGCCTCTCAGACGGTCGGGGCGGGCTGGGGGTTGAGCGCGGCCCGAAGGTCGGTGATGAGGACCGTGGCGTCGGGACAGAGGGACGGGTCGTCGTGCTGCTCGATCACGTCGAGGGCGTCCCCCGCGCGCTTCTCGGCGCGGTGCGCGCGCTCGTTCTCCTCAGCGACCCGGGCAGTGAGACGGGCCACCTGGGCGATCAGGGCCGGCACGTCCTCGGCGGACTCCTGCGCGGCGCACTGGGCGAAGGCACCCGAGGTGCTGTGGATGGCGTCGAGGTCGAGCGGCGGGGTGATGCCGAGTTCGGTGGCCATGGCGTCGAGCCACTGGTCGAAGCCGGCGGGCTCGGGGACGGGAGTGGGCTGGGGCTGGGGCATGGCGGGTCCTCAGGTGGTCGGGGCGGGAGCGGGGCGCGGGACAGATGGGCTACTCGACGCGGTCGCGGACCCATTCGGCGATCTGCTCGCCCGTCGGCTCCAGCCAGTACGTGATGCCGTGCGGGCAGGTGAGGCCGGGCTTGGTGTACGGGCCGATGACGAGCGGCGGGATTGTGCTGACCGTGATCTCGGTGGGCTGGTCGCCGCAGACCTTCGCCCACCTCTCGCGGAGGGCGGGCTCGCACTCGTGGGTGAATGCGGCGGGCAGGGTGCTCACGGGGCTCTCCTGGGGGTTGTGTGGGCGCGTGGCGGGCGGGGTGGGGTGACGGGGCTGTCCCCGGCGCGCGAGGGCGGCAGGGACCGGTCCCGGGGCGTCAGGCGGGTGTCTCCGTCTCGGGGTCGACCATCGGTGCGGGGGTGATCTGCCAGCCGTCGGCGGCGAGGGCTTCGGCGACGAGTCGGGCGGCGGTCCAGGGGGCGGGGTGCCAGTGGTCGCGGAGGGTGGTGCCAATGAGCATTTGGGCGGCGGGCGGGATGTGGTGGGCGCTCATGCGGCGTTCTCCTGCTGGACGAGCCAGGTGTCGAGGCGGCTGGGGTGGCTGCCTGCCGTGAGGTGGCGGCCGCGGGGGGTGGTGCAGCGGGCGCCGGGCCTGGCGCCGCAGCCGGGGACGGGGCAGGTGATGGCCCACTCGGGGGGCCGGTCCTGCTTGGAGGGGCGGAGGCCGGCGGGCATGGGGGCGTTCATGTGCGGCTCCTGGAGGCTTCGAGGCGGGCAGGGTGGACGTCGGCCATGCGGCGGCCGCGGAAGGTGGTGCGGCAGGCCTTGCCGGCGGCGGAGTGGCAGCGGGGGCATTCGAGGCCAAGGGGGCCGGGGCGGCGGAGGGGCTCGGCCCCCTCGGGGAGCTTGCGAACGACGTCGGTCACGTCACCGAGGCTGCGTCCCGGGGGCAGGGCGAGGACGGGCGGCCGGTGGCCGGCAACGACCTCGGCGAGCTGCCGGCGGTAGTTGGCGATGTACTGCTCGGGCGTCTCGTCAGGGTCGAGGGGTTCGTACTGGAACTCGCCGACGCGTTCGGCGGAGGTGTCGCGGATGGCGGCGATGATCTCGGCCGGGGAGACGAACGGCTTCTTGGCTGCGCAGGTGACTACGGCAGCTTCGACTGCGTGGCCGTCGTACGTACCGAGAACCCGGTACCAGGCGTCGGGGGTGTACTCGTCGAAGCGCTGCTGTGGGTACATCGCCTTGATGTACCGGAAGGCGATGACCCACTCTTCGCGGTTCATGAGATCTCCTCCTGCTGTGCGTCGGCGGCGCGGGCGCGGGCCATGGCGCGGGTGAACCAGTCGTCGGTCTCCTGCTGCTGGCGGCTCTTGGGCTGCAGGGGGGCGACGTTGCTGCCGACGGGGGTGGGGATGGAACGCC